TTTCTTAATCTTATCTTTTTTAGTCACTATTTTCTCCTAGCTAAGTTGGTTAGTATGTCTGCCATGCTTAGAATTCTACTAGCACATCCTTCTAATGTTCTTACTCTAGCTTCGGCGTGTTTTTTGATTACCAATATCTCGTCGGCCAAAGGGTTTTCCTTGATAGCGGCATAATATCGCTGCTGCCACTTGGCGTACTGACCACCATACTGATCAAGCACCCCTCCTATTATATACCAAATCGAGGAATCTGCCCACTCTAAAATGTTTTTTTCTTTAACTTTTACGGTTTCCACATATTCAGCGTAAGCATATAGCTCGTAAGCATACATCAAGCATTCAGCAGAAGTTAGACTGCGCATTTTATCTGAGTCCATATTTAGCAATCCGCTGATTCTGCTATCTTCTTTTGGAGCCTTTACTTCTTTCAAATGCTTAGAAGTTTTCCAATCTTCAATAGCTTGCTTAAATTCCTGTAATCTTTCTTCGCCACTCATCTTCTGTCTCGTTGTAGTTAAATTGAATAATTGTAATATCGTTTATTTCGCACCATTCTTTTTTGTCGCGGTCGCGGGCTTTGGCTTTGTAAAACGACATTTTATCTTTAAAGTGAAATTTGTTAAACTCAAAATGCTGCTTACCATGCACCTCTACAATTAAGTTCCTGTTTGGCAGGTAAAAGTCTCCCCTGAGCTTTGAACTCCTTCTATCTGTATGAGTACCAGCCAAAGTAACTTCTTCTAAGATTCTATCATAAGGGTAGCAATTTTCAAGAACTTTTTTTGCAGACTGATGAAGTTTGGATCTTTTACCATTGCCAGACTTGGGATTCCAAGTGTACTCTCTTCCGTCAAGCCCAGTTATTTTCATAGCATTTCTTTAATTTGTTTTTCTAAAAAATTAACAAGTTTGGGACTATCTTTAAGAAAAGCGTAGAGCTTGTCTTGACCTTGAAATTTGTAAGCTTTTGTTAGCGCTTCATCATCATCAACATTGACATCTTTGTTCATTTCTTTAATTAAGTCTTTACAATCAACTACAAAATCGCAAGTAAACCAAGCACCTCCTTTGCTGATTAAGCCTAAATCACACGCCAAAATTAAAACCTCTTGAACATTATCAATACCTGCACCATACCTAATATAGCTCTGCACTTGTCCTCCCGGCGCCCCCATTGAAGAACAAATAATTTTCCAATTAACAATTTGCCCTATTCTTTCTCCATCAGATGTCGTCCAAGGTTTAACGGCTGGTACTTTTTCACCACCACTAGCTATTTCCATTCTTGTATCAGCTTGGTATTGAATTTTATTGCCACCATCAGAGAGCTTAGCTTTGCCAAAACCCCCCGTGTTTGCGATGTAATGCGTGATAGCAATTACTAAACCTCTTTGGCGTGGCAAAAGCATACCAATTTTTTTAGTAAAAATCGAGAGTATTTTAGGCAATCCAGCGCGTTTTGGAGACATATCTCCGTCTAGTTCTTTGGAAGGAAGTAGCGAAGAAATAGAATCAATAATCAAAATAGCACCTTGATACTCTGGATCGCTCATCATTTTATATGCGATGTCTAAAAAGTCTTCAGCAGGGATTGGTTTATCTTCTGGCGCAATGACATGAATTTTGTCAAGGTTAAAACCTTCGACTTGGAAGTTCATGTCTTTTAACCTGCCTTCTACATCCATATAGATAACTTCTCGTCCCATTTTTTGGGCGTTTACTGCGATTTGCATGGCAGTTGTAGTTTTGCCGCTTTTCGGGTCTCCTGTTAATGTTAACCAGCACCCCTCTCTAACGCCACCGCCTAGAGCAACATCAATAGCAGGACTAATTGGAATTACTTCGAAATTAATCTTTTCTTGAAGAACGTCTGTGCCGGTTTTAATAATGTTGCCATATTCTTTAATTTGCTTTTCTAAATATTTTGGACTTTTAGTCGCTGCCATCTGATTTCCTCAATTTCCATGATAAAGTTTTTTGTTTAGGTAATGCTTTTCTAGATTTGAATTCACCTTGTAGTTTTTCAGCTACTTTTTTGGGCTTTTTAGCATCTTGATCAATTTCTTTTTGAGCATTCTCAACACCTTCTTTAACGAAGTCTAAATTTAAAACAAATTTTTTAGACTTATGCAAATACCCCAAAGAATAAACATGCTTTCCTTTAGGGCTATTTAAATATTTTAACACAGCTTCTTCACTGTATTTTTTAATTAACTTTGATGCGGCTCGAATTTGTATTTCGTAGGCATTTCCACGCTTCCAAAATTTATATCCTAAGCTGCCTTTATTTTCTTTTTCTGATTTACGAATACATATCAACTCAGCTATATATTGAGCGCCGCTACACTCCTGCCCCGTTGATATACTCTTGTACTTTTTTGAATTTTTCTGAGTCATGCTGGAATATCATTTCTGAAACGTTGTCTTTAGTTGGAAATCTAACCGCTTGACCTTGTTCAAATTCATTATAGGGCCAAACAAACTTTTTTACATCAATTTTTTTTCCAAGAGAATCCATTTGTGAAACAACTAAAAATTGATAATCTACAGAATCTCCATCCATAAATTGTTCTTTCGCTACACCTCTAGATATAGAAAAACCATCAACTCCAAAAATTTCATCATCAAAGAATATATGTCTTGGAGCGCCAAACATATAAACAGAAATTGACGTAGCTTTTATGTCTGGATTTTCTAAGAAGAATTTTTTAACCCTCTCCCAGCATGGCGCATATCCCGGTCTATCATAATCTCCAAAAATACTATCTCCATTGTTTAATAAAATCTGCCATGACATTATCAATTTTCTGTGGCACGCATCCGTCATGTATGCGTCCCATTTTTGACAAACATCTGTTTTCATTAGTCTTTAATCCTATGAATATGTTTATGGTATCTTGGAGGCATTTTAGATTTATTACTTTTGTTTTCATCGCTCACAACAGAAGCAGTTTCAGTCATAATCGTTACGCCATATTCTTTCTTCTTAGCATAAAGATCGCTAACGTCTTTAACTTTTGTTTCCGGCTCTGGTTGTTCTGAGATATCTAATGTGGCGAGATATTTATTAATCATACTTTCAGAACGATTCATCTTAGAAGCTAGTTCTGCGACAGAAGTGCTTGAATAAAGATTTTGGATAAATGTTTTTTCTGTTTTTGATAGTGGCCCTTTTTTCATTTTTTAATTCTCCATAAGTAATCTACGTGCTTGGGTAAAATGGATTCTGTTTTTAGTTTCAAGATATTTTTTATATAGCTTGAAACATTGATCTGAAACCTTTCTATATTTATACATTGTGGAAATTTTCTTTTGGCTGTAACGAAAGTCGGCTTGATAAGGGTCAATAATTTCTCCTCTGCCGTACATAATGTAATACTTTGTAGACACGTTTTCATGATCGTAACTAAGGTCAACAATTTTTACCAAAGCATCTTTTTCATCTACCTCAATTCCATCTATGCCAAGAAAAGAAACAGTTACAGCTCCGGGGTTAGGCAAATTTAGATGTGAAATGTCTTCTTTATCAATCATTTAATTTCTCCAATATTTTATTAACTTTACTGGCACAATCCGCTTCTGAAGTGCCTCTAACTACTATTTGACCCTTTGATCCGAGTCCATATTTTTTCAAATCTCCGTTTTGCAATATGTGTGGACTTAAAGTGTTATCAGGATTTACTGGTCTAACATCAATTCTGAATGTCATAATTGCTACGTGAGGCTTGTTTTTTCTCAAGGGTTTATCGTGCATTAATCGCCCTTTTCAATCCATTTGATTTGCTGCTCTGGTGTCATGGAAACAATTCTGTGATGGAGATCCCGTTTGGCTTTTTGATCTGCTGTTAACTTTGTTTTTTTGCGGTCTTTTCTTTCGGCATCTTGCTTTTCATAAGTGCCCATATTTTCAGTATTTCTATCTGCTGCTTGACCTATTGTTGTGGGTTCGCCTTTGATAAAAACGTTTGGAGCCCCTAAAATAACTCTTTTTAAACTGTTTTGCTCGCATACAGGGCACTGAAGCACAGATTTATACTCTTGAAAAGTCATAAATATTTCTGTGTGATAACAACAGGGTTCGCATTCAAAATCATAATTAGGCATGTTCTTCCAATCAATTATTATATTCAAATAAAGATGCGGTTTTTAACTGGAACCGCTAACCAGATTTCAAGACACTCTCGCTAAACATCCCAGTGACTTACATCAACGGTTTCAAGGAAGGGAAACGAGAACTAATATATTATAGTCACGCGATCAAAGTATCGCACAAATTATCTCAAACGACCTAGAATTTTTGATATAATGCCATTTCTAACAATATCGTCGTCTGTCAGTCTGCATATTGCAACACCATCTAAATCTGTTAACGCATCCATGCAGTCGTAAAGGCCGCCTGCTTCGCCGCGCAAGTCGGTCTGATCCAAGTCTCCATTAACAACAGCCTTGGAGCCTAGACCAATTCTGGTTAAAAACATTTTAATCTGCTCGAAAGTGGCATTTTGAGCTTCGTCCAAGATCATAAAAGCGTTGTGAAAGTTTCTTCCGCGCATATACTCTAAAGGACAAAGCTCAATAGTATTTGTTGCCCGCATAGAATTAAATGTATCCATTCCTAAGTATAGCTTCATTTCTTCTAAGATTGGCACAAGATATGGGGAAACCTTTTCAGTTAGGGTTCCGGGCAGGTGTCCCAAACCTCTACCAGCTTCTACGACTGGTCTTGTGATGATAATTTTTTCTATTTTATTTTCTAGTATATACTCACAAGCCAATCCTACTGCCACCGCTGTTTTGCCCGATCCTGCTGGCCCCGAACAAAACGTTACATCGCACTCTGCCATTGCTGCGATATAATCTTCTTGATTTTCTGTTTTTGCTTTAAGTTTCTTTCTTTGGGGCCGAATAGGTTGCTTTCTTTTTTGCTGATTTTGTTTTTTTCTTGTCATAGTAGCTCTTTAGTAAATGGAACTTGTTGAAAAGCTTCGGATTATATTGTCCTTTAACAGAAAGATTTCACTATGGTCATTTTGAAAACTTACTGTGCCTTCCACGTTTCCACCCCCGGCATCGCCGCCGGATACATCTAGCGATGTCAAATAATTTTTAGCGCCTAAATGCCACTGGAAAAGATTTGCACCGTCGCCTTTCGCTATAATTTTAATTTCTCTATCTGCTTTGTATATATCTAAATGGTCAGTTGGGGTTTCATCTCCATCTGCCTTTGTATGAAAAGTATCTGTTATACTGTACGCCTTGCCTGTGCTAGAATTTCTAGCATTAGATGTTAACTGATACTGATCTCTTAAAACTCCTTGAAAGGTACATGACACTTCAATAGGCAATTCCACTACTTTGAATAAGTTTTGCTCACCAATACTACCATTAGTTTCAAGCCTGCCGCTTACAGTCGAGCTAGATTTAGCGCTACCTCTCCACATTCCAATATCGACAATATCTTGATAACTGATATTACACTCAATGTCAATTTGTTGCAGTCCAAAAATATCTATGCCCGCAAGTTGATTGTTTAAATTAAACATTCTTTCTACTTCTACAGGGAAAATACAAGAACCTGTAACTATATCAGGTCTTCGTATTGTTTCACCTAGATCTACATTTTTAGCGGGGTAATTTTCTAAAATATCATCATCAAGTTTATCATAGTAATTTGTAGTGAATGTTAAGTTCTCCGTCATAGAACCGTCAACAGTGATACTATATGATATATTAGTGAGCAAGCAACATCTATAGGCCACCCCAGACGCAGAATTAGGATCGCTATCTCCTCCGGCCCCACTGTTTACAAAATCTTTAGAATCAAGAGTGTATACTAAAATTATGTCGTAATTTTTAAGCTCGTTGTCGATACCCGTAAAACCAATTCCGGGATTGGGCTTTAAAATATGAGCATTTGCATATGTAGTTTGACCACTAACATTTAGAAAAAAATCGTCAGCTTTTTCGATGAATCTACTAATATTTATTGTATATTGAGTTTTACCGTAAGAGCCATATTCGTTTTGAAATCTACCAATATCAGGGTAAGATTCACGAGTAACTTCTTTTGAAACACCTATAGATTGTACGCCCTTTAGATAAGATGCAGATACTGGATTAGCGCTTTTTGTTGTATATCTAGCCCCTGTGTATACAGCTTGACAAGCATAGAATATTCTATCGTTAATAGGAGATAGGCTCATATTTTACCTTAATTTCAATGTTGTCCTGTCCTGTGCTGTATTTATATACACATTTTAGTCGCCTTCTTTTACAAAGATTCCATCTACCATACGTCCTTTTCGGTCTTTGATATCATCCCAAGCTTTTTCTAGACAGTCAGCCATGCTAATGCTGTTTCTTTCCATGATATTAATCATAACAACCAACATATCGCCTAAATCGTCCCTGACATCATTGCCTTTGCAAATACTGTCAGATAGCTCTCCAAGCTCTTGCAGGAGCTTTAAAGCCTGATCTTTGTCTGTACTTCCGTCAATAAGATTTCTATCATAGTGCCATTGCACAATTTTACTTATCATCTTCATCCTTTTTGAATTTAAAGTGTATCTTATTCAAATTTATCGTAATATGCGTTTCCAATCCTACTTGTTCAACTTCGACATTTTTGGCTACTCCATCAATAATATTTCCAACTCGTGTTAACATTTCATGATTCATACCGCATCTTTCAAGTATCGAATCTATTGCCCCATCAAATATTCCAGTATAATTTTCTTCAGTCACCATATTCCTCCTTGTTTAAGTATTTATATTCAATTAAATTAGCAGCCCAACCTCCAGCCATCCATTCTTTTTCTGAAACAATACTGTTACAATATTTCCAGCACTCAATAGACCAGCCAGCATAGCCGCCGTGATGGTATTTGTACCCAGTTGCTAGATGGGTAGGCAAATCAACCCAAGCCCAGCTCTTTGTTTTGTTTCTAGTGAATAGTATAGCAAACGTTGAAAGATCTTCACTCATTTTCAATCCGTTGTTTAATTGCTGATAAAGTATGCCTGAAAGGCTCACCCTCAATATTCTCAACCAAATCCCACATCTTTTGTGCGATCTCTCTGATTTCTAACTGCGCATGTTCGCTGTTTCTTAGTTTAATAAAGTTAGCAAAGCTACGCATATTGAACATCACATCTGCCTGAATCTGCGAGTTGTATGTCTTGAAGAATCGTGCTGACTCTTTTGCTCTCTTGCGTCCCAAAACTGGTTCAAGTTCTGCGACACATTGATGATAGAGCCTGTTACCTAACTGTGTATAGCTTTCCAATGCTTCAATCCAAGTGCTGTTCCTTGTCTCGTGTATTCCACGAGGAACCAACGGAAGAACTTGTAGAACTCCATCTTTGATATTTATGCCTT